CAGTGTTATATTTGTGAATGCGATTAGCTCTACTGCTCGCACCAAACCATTCGAATGTATGTGATGACGCCTGACCTTGAACAGTTTCTAATGTTTTTAGGCTTAATCCATTTATGTCGTTTCTCACATCATCGATATAATGCCCGTATTCATGCCAAAAAGTACGAATGTTCTCATGCGGTTCTTTGTTCATATTGAGTTCCATATATCCAGTTCCCGGTCTGTAAAAAGATGTTCCTGTTCCGGTAACATCTAGTTTTAAATTCTTGATTGATTTTTGGATTATTTGAACTTGTTCCGGTGACGCTTTTTCTAAATCTGCTTCAATTAATTTTCTATGTGTTTCATCAAATAATAATAACGGTTCACTACTCATAATACTATTAATCGTTTCTGGGAGATCAATAGTATTAATTTTTCTTAATTCTTCCTTACTTCCACCATCCACAAACTTCTTTTTCCACTCGTGGTATTTCATGTTGGCAGGAACATAATAAACGTTTCCTTCCTCATCTCTCGCCGCACGTTCACCATAATTATCTTCAAAAAATGGTACAGTGGTCGTTCTACACCAAGGATGAAACGGCGGTGCTGTCATTCCTACTTCATAGTCTTTCATATCAAAAATTTCCCCATCCAAATCTTGGCATAGATCTGATGTTCTCCCGTCTAATGTTGCGACTATTTCATATTTTTCCACATCCAAATCTTTAAAACAATCTTTTTGGGCAATGGATGCGAACGCCGCTGATTCAGTCATCACCAGTCTACCGGCTTTTCGCTTATCAATATCAAACTGATCCGCGATTGCATCTATCGCTTTTTTGGGTTCCTCACCTCTGATTACCGCTTGTGTTAGTTTTGTCTGGAGGGTTCCTATAAGTTGTTCTTTATTATTCCATAGCCGATCTGAAAATGTTCTTTTGTCGCTTGACCAAGGTTTAGAGAGAATCTTATCCAGTTGGTTTTTATTTAAACTATGAAGATCCCAACCGATATTAAACCCTTTTTGAATTTCGTATGCAGTATGATAATATCCGTCTGAATATATTCCCCTTAATATTTTGTCAACACTATCTATTTGATTACCATACAAAACCTCAACCTGCTGTTGCATCTGAATTTTCAATGATTCCAACCTTGAAACGTGAACTCTTACTGATGCATTTTCAAGCTGTTTCATCCATTGTTTATTTAGTGCATTTTCTCTACCATATTTGATATAGTCCTCAACGCTCCATTGAAATTCTTTTAACTCTTTGGCGTTAAGTATTTTTTTAGATTCACTCATACTTATTTGATTATTTATTGCAAATCTCTCATACCACAGAGTTAGTTCACGTTCGATATTTGCACTAGTGATCTTATATTGTTTATCCAAATTAACGAGATAATTTTGACCCTTTTTAAGTTGCGCTTCTTCGAGTAGTTCCATCCTTTGTTTCCAATATTTATTACTCGCCATCTTCATCATCGCCTACCCGTTTAAACGCATCACCATACAAATCATTTATCATTTCTTCTTTTTCTTTTTTAATTCGTTCCAATTCTTTTTTAACATCTGAAGTCCACGGATGTTGACTGATGATTGTTTCACTAGACAACACACCGGTTGACTTTTGACAGTTATCTATAGATTCAGATTCATTTATTAAAATGTCGCGGTTAAAAATAATAGTTACTTCGTCATTTTCAAAATTACCTACTCCAGTGTTGGCAAAATGAACATCAATAAACCAGAGCAATTCCTCAAAAGACGCTTGATATTCTGTCTCCATCCCATTCGCATCTAGATCAATATCACTATACATTGATTGGATGTTCATTTGGTTGGGATTCCCTTCCATCCTGTCATCCTTTGCGTCATAACCCCTTGCATTTTCTATTAGTGCATTTTTGAAAATCTCATGAATAACTCTGTAATTTTCAGCGTTAATTTCAACCGTTAAGGTTTCTACCCCTCCCTCAACTCCCTCAACACTTTTAACTTTAACCGCCCCATACTGGGCAAGGTTATATCTAAATTCTGCAAGATTCGTTCCCTCATAGTTTTTAATAACTAAAATAGTATTTCGCGCATCCTCTTGCATATTGTTTTGGAAGTCTGAAAGAATTGTATTGATTCCGTCTTGTAATGATTTAACTCGTTTAATTAGCGGAAGTTCTTTATTATTATATTTAAACGGAATCAAGGGAATCTTATTCCAGTTGTAATCTTTCCCCCCAATGCTCATATAATCACTCGATGGGTTTTCAATATCGCTGACTAGATGATTGTTTATGAGGAGATACCGTTCAATTCCTTTCGTGGTATAAATCTCAACTCGTTCAATAGTTCTTTCCTTTTTTCCGTCATACACATCTACTTCATATAACCTAATGGCAAAATCAAGAATGGTATGTTCGGCATCGCTCCAAAAAGGGAGTATCTCATAAGGTTCAAACTTCTTAAAACAGAGTTCTCCTTGTTCATCATAGTACGGATGAATCCAAGCAATACCACCATTAAGTGAATCCTCGCCAATATTTTTGAGTGTTCTAAGGAATTTTTTATTGAAGAGTTTCGTCAGCGCTTTTTTGTATTGGTCATTCTCTGTATCAAAAGTTAAGGGTTTACCAAGTAGATAATTCACTTTCTGATCGACCATTTTTCCATACTGGTTATCGATGATTTTGTTATTTGGTAAGTTTTCAACTTCTGCAAGAAGTCCACCCTCACCTATGACGGTTCGTTTTCGTTTTAGAATATCATGTTCATTTTGATAATACTTCTCCCCGGTGATCATCAGTTTTCGTTTGGTGGAGGTTTTCCATTTATTTATTTCACGTTCAAGGAGTTCTTTATCAGTCAATTTATTTTGAGCGCCCAACGCAATTAGTTTATTGACTCTATCTGTTTCCTTATTAAAAATATTAAAACTGAACAATGGTTCCGTTCACTCCTTTTACTCGAAACTGAATCTATCCCCTATTAGAAAATCTTCCATCCCATATCGCATAGCATCTAACAAGTGATTAAAGTCATCAACCGGCTTATTTATCGTTGTCCCGAATTTATCAACATCCCAAGTATAATTGCTAATTTCTGTTAGAAAATTAACACATCGTGGATGAATGATTATTTTAAACCCTTGTATAAATTGAATTCCGTTATTAACTGAATCTTTTCCTTTCCTTGCCCCAACAATATTTCTAAGTCCAAGTTCTCTAAGTTCAACAATACTCTTTGGTTCTGCCGAATCTGCCCGGATTTTTTCTTTCGCATAACCCATACTTAAGATATTTTGATATATTTTTTTATTGGTGAGAGCTTTTTCATACATTTCATCAAATACGTATATTTCCCGATGATCAATATCAACCAATCCACAAAATAAACCACTTGGATCATTCGTATAACCAAAGTCTAACCCGAACGCTGATTTCATGTTTTTGAATTTCTCTATCCGGTGATCAAATGCTCGCTCTTCCCAGTTATCATAAATTAACCCTTCAACAACTCCCCAATCACCAAGACCGGCTACCTTGTACCGCCTGGGGTTGTTCTTTTTCATAGTTTCAAACACTTTTTTATCAGCGTCATCTAAAAATTCATTACACCGGTAATCTGTTGTTTTAGCTAATATTTCTTCATCTTGGACATCGAAGAACCGTTTCTTAATCCAGTGTCTTTCGTTCCAAGGGTTAAAAGTTAATGTTAATTGTTTATATAGTCCTTCGGGAACCTTGCCCCTGATTGATTCATCCAACATATCAAAATCAGCTTCATTCATGATCTCATATGCTTCTTCAATCCACATCCAACAAAGATTTCCAA